ATAATGCACTTGACTTTTAATCAAGTTGGTCTGGGTTTAAATCCCATATGAGTCACCAAATTTATATCTATAGTTCAATGGTAGAGCAGTGGCTTCCAAACCCACCAATCTGGGTTCGACTCCTAGTAGGTATGCCAAAAAAAATATATGGGAGTAGTACAACGGTTAGTGCCCAAGTCTGATACGCTTGTAATCATGGTTCGATTCCATGTTCCCATACCAAATAATGTGTAGGAATAGTATAAAGGGAGTGCGTAAGTCTTACAAACTTATAGTCATGGTTCGATTCCATGTTCTTGCACCATATGGAGAGTTGGTAGAGCATGGTTGATTACACCAGTCTTGAAAACTGGAATTCCGCAAGGAATCGTGGGTTCAAATCCCACACTCTCTTCCACAATACATGGGAATATAGTTTAACGGTAGAACGCTTTTAAACGTATTATGATAATGATACTCACAGCAATTACAAAAAAAATGGAATTTTAATCCAGTAGTAGTGGTTCGAATCCACTTGTTCCCAAACATAGATAGGTACTCAAACGGTAAAGAGGACTGGTTGCTAACCAGTTAGGGTGTAACAGCCGCATGGGTTCGAATCCCATCCTGTCTGCCAAAATTTACATAGCAACTATAACAGTTGCACATATTAAAAGCAATCTAAACAGATTGCTTTTTTAGTTATCCAAAATTTACCTAACGGTAAGGAAAGAAAGGAAAATAATATGGCTCGTATTGATAAAATTAAAAAGCCAACCGAATCATATTGTATCGGTTGTGGTAGAACATATGAGATAGATAATTTTTACAAATCTATTAATCCTTGGCACGCTACTGAAGTTGTGCCATATTGTAAAGAATGTAGTAAAGAAATATCGCAAGCATATTTAAAACAAACTGGTTGTATGGAATCGGCTCTTTGGGCTTCATGTGCTGAAATTGGTATTCCGTTCATTAAAGATGCATATGATATGTTTTACACTAAAATACAAAATTTAAAAACTCCTCCATCGTCAGGATTTAATTATCTTGGAAGTTATGTTACATGTCTTTCACTTAAAAGAGCACAGAAAATCAGATGGAAAACTTTTGCTGATACAGATAAAGATTTTAGTGAAGTTAAGGGTTTGAAAAAAGATGAAAGTGTTTTAAAAATGGATTCAGAGCGATTTGAATTAGATTGGGGCAAACACGAACAAGACGAATACGAATTTTTAGAATATAAATATGATATTTATACAGAAAATATTGCTCTTTCGCCAGCACAAGAAACATTATATAGACAATTATGTTTAGTTGAGTTAACCAAAAGAGAAAAAGAAAAAAACAATGAAAGTACAAAAGAAGAACAAACAATGATTTTGGCTTTAATGTCAAAACTTAAAATAGACCAATTTTCAAATAGTGATAAATCTCTAGTTGAAAGAATGATGGAAACTCGTATAGCACAAATTGAAGAAACAGAACCCGCAGAATTATATGACCAAAAACAGTTATATGAAGATTATTGTGGTATTGGCGATTATTGGGATAAAAATATTTTACGAGCACTAAAAAATTTAATTGCTGGCACAAAAGATTATCCTAAAATTACGAGAAATGAATAGGTAACAATATGGAATTAAATACATTAATATCTCGTAGGAAGAAAAAAGAATCTAATAGACCTAAACGTATTTCGGAAGAAAAAGAAAAAGAACAAATAAAAAAATGGACTACTTTTTATCGTAGAAACATAAATTTATATTGTTCTGAAGGATTAAAAATAAATTTATATCCATTTCAACATATTATGTTATATTTAATGAATTTATCTATGGTGTTTGTTTGTATTGCAAGTAGGGGAATATCTAAGAGCTTTCTACTTGCCGTCTTTGCAACCGCAAGATGTATGATATATCCAAGATATAAAGTGGTAATAGTAAGTACAACAATAAGTCAAGGTAAAATCATTGTAGAAAAAATAGAAAAAGAACTCTGCAAAGGTTTATCTCCTATACTTGGTTATTTATATGACCATGGTCAAATAAAATTTAAATACGATTCAGAACAAATTTCTGTTAAATTTTTATTCAATGATAGTGAAATATTAGTTTTACCACCAATCGATTCTTCAAGAGGGCACAGGGCTTCGCTTATTATTTATGATGAATTTAGATTGTTAAAAAGAGGTGCTCTCGAATCTATATTTGAGGGTATGCTTGAAACAAGAAGAAGTTTGTTTACAACTAAACCAGAATATAGAGATAATCCCATGTATGTAGAAGAAGCTATGTCGTGTTACATATCTAGTAGTGGATATAAAACGGATTGGCTATGGACTTTGCTTAAACAAACGGTTACAGAAACATTTAATAATAAAAATGTTAAACATAACTTTTTTGCTGGAGATATATATCTCGCTATGTTACATAATCTAAAATCAAAAGCAGAATATTTTAAACAACGTGGAAATATGTCCGAAACAAACTTTAAGATTGAATATTTAAATGAAGTCATCGGAGAATCTGAAGATGCTTATTATACTCTTGAGCAATTTAAGCGTAATCAAATTTTACGTCACGCCTTTAGACCACCTACAGAAGATGAATTTATGGGTCAAATAGATTTAAAAAATGTTAAAAAGAAAGAACACGAAATACGCATGTTAGCAATAGACTTTGCTTTCGCCACACAAACTGGTGGAACGGCAAACGATAATACCGTTATTCATTGTTTATCATTTCATCCTCACGATGATATATTTATGAGGAACGTAGATTATACAGAGAAGCACGCTGGCTCTGAAACCGATAGGGCACAATTACGAATAAGAGAATTATTTCAAGATTATCAAGCCGATTACATTGTTATGGACTTGCGTAATGGTGGAGAAGTTATGTATAATGATATCACCAAAGAATATATTCATCCAGTTCGTAGCGGAAGATATTGGAACAAGCGTGGGTTTACAGTTGTAAAAGATATGGAACTTAATATTGTAGCATCTAATAAAATAGATGATTTAGTTCAACGAACAGTTGACCCAAATGCGATACCATGTATCATACCTATTACAGCAACAGCAGAGCAAAACAGTAATATTTGGCAAGAACTACAAAGACGATTAAGAAATAATGAAATTAGATTCTTAATAGATGAAATAGAACTTGAACAAATTGTAACCGATGGTAGCAGTGCAAAATGGTGGATGCAATTAACTAGTACAGAAAGAATGTTGCATAAACTACCGTATATTGAAACAGCATCACTTATATTTGAAGCAATTAATCTATCTCATGTGTGGAATAATGGTTTACTTAAATTAATTGAACCACGTTCTGGTACAAAAGATAGTATTGTCGCTTTAGCTTATGGTAATTACATTGGTACATTACTAGAAAACAAGTATGCAAAAAATATGAGTAGTACAGAATTTGATATTAACGAATGGGCAGATGCCCTAGGTATAACACCAATTTAAAAAAAAGAAAGGAGGGTTTAAATGGCAAAGAAATCAGAAACTAAAACTGATAGTATAGAACAACTTTCAGAATCACAAGTATATAGTGCTTTAGAATTTGCACAAGGTTTTTATAATGCAAGTGGTTGGGAAAATATATATACTCCAGACACTTTAAAAAATTTACTTATCAATTTAAATAACCAACAGATATCTACTAATTATGATAAAGTCGTAAACGCATTACAACACGCCAGAGAAAACGGAGATATCCTATGTGGATATAACGCTTATATGGAAGATGTTAGTATGTTATTTAAGCGTATTATAAAATATTATGAAGGATTATTATCGTTTGATTTAAGATTTGTATGCACAAATGCAAGTGGTGCAGATTATAAAAGTGAAGCATATAAAAAAGACAAAGATATTGTTGCTAAATTTTTAGATAATTTCGATTATAAAGAAGAATTTAGAAAGATGACTTTAGAAATGTTAAGGCACGAAACTGTTTTTACATGGTTTAGAACTCAAATGACTACTAGTAACACTCCAAGATATTGCTTACAAATTATGCCACAAGATAAATGTAAATTAACTGGATATTTTGAAACTGGATTATTGTATGATTTTGATATGCAGTACTTCTTTCAGCCCGCAGTTGATATTAATGCGTTTGACCCTATATTTAAAAAATATTATAACGAGTTATTTGAGGTCGATGATTTAGAAAATTATAAACCAACTAATCCATTAAATCACAGAAATGGTAGTTTTGCTACTTATGTACAAACAAGTCCAGACGATGGAGCTTGGTGTTTTAAATTTGATACAAGTAATTTTAAAAATGTGCCTTTCCTTTCTGCTTTACTTAAAGATATATTAAGTCATTCTGATATGGAAAAATTACAAAGAGATAAAAACTTTTTAGGGGCAGTATCTTTGTTGGTTGGTGAAATCGAAATGATTGATAAACAAAAGACTGGGTCAGTTAAAGATGCAACGTCTTTTAGCCCACAAGTTCTTGGACAATTTTTATCACTCGTTAAAGCTGGACTAAATAATAATAATATTAAACCTATTGCAGTTCCATTAACAGAAGTTGAATATAGACAGTATCAAGATTATAATAAAGATATGTATGAACAACAAACCGCTGTTACCGCTGGAATTGGCGTTAGTGCAAGTCGTGTTTTGTTTAGTGCGGATAAAATGTCGCAAGAAGAAGTGCAAAACGCTTTAATAACAGATTTTAATGCTATAAAACACTTATATGCACAATTTAGTAATTTTCTTAATATGTATATCAATAATAAAACCAGAAAATTCAAATTTAGATTTGAGATGAATGGATGCAGTTATCCATTTGAGAGAGATGCCAGAAAGAAAGATTTAATGGACATGGCTGACAGAGGGCTTGTTTCAAATATATCATATTGGGCAAGTGCGGTTGGCGTGCGACCTGTGGACTTTGAAAGAAGTATAGAGGAAGCACATTTTAGTAATTTTACA